TTGATCTTAACCGGCGTCCCGGCGCTGTAGACGTCGTGCGTCAACAGTTCACTTCCGGCCGCGGCAGCGGCCGACATGGCCTCCGCGTCGATCTTGCGCTCGACCGCGAGCTTCACCTGGCGCACCATCTCACCATATGGGTCGTCGGCGCTGGACGCCTGGGCCCACCACGTGGCCTCGATTGCGATACCGCTGTGACGAATCGTCGCGGTCTCGTCGGTCTGCGAAATGCCACGCGGGGTGAGCGCCTGGCCGTCGTCGGTGAGGTCTTCGAGTTCGCCGATCGTACCGAAGTACGGGACGGTGATGGTCTCGCCGACCTTCGCTTTGCCGGCAGGCATCCCGGTTTTCACCAGGACAGCGCCCGTGTCTTTCATGACACTCATCCCGGCGTAGATGCCTTTGATCGCGTCCTCGAGTGCCTCAGGGACGAAGAGGTCGCCCTTCTTTACGTATGCCATGGTTCCTCGTCAGCCTGCGGCGCGCAGGGTGCGCGCGAGCGTTGGGTTGTCGTTTGAAAGCCTGTGTTTTTCGGCCGGGGTCATCTCCGACCAGCGCTTGCCGGACGCGACGGCATCCGATGCCGCCTCTGGTGCGGGCTGCTGCGCCGTCGCCGTTGCGAGCCTCGGATCGGGGTCGATCTCCTCAAGGATCGCGCTCAGCATGACGGGGTCGCCGCCGCTCTTTTTCACGAGGCGATCCTTGTTGGCCGGCTTGATGCGCCCTTCGGCGGTGCCGCGCGCCACGACCGCGTCGAAGTCGCGCTTTCGCAGCGCGCCCTCGAGCTCGTTCACGCGCTGCGACAGGGTCACCGCGGACGATTTGTTTTCGACCAGGCCAGCGACGACCGCGAGCGCCTGTCGAGCGTCGCGCTTGCCAGTGATCGAGCAGAGTTCCCCCTGCACTTCCTTGGCTACTGCGAGCTCGGCTTGCGCCTCGGCGACGTCTTCCGACTTGTCCGCCATCAGCTTCGAGATTGCATCGAGGATTTCTGCCTCAGATGCCGTTGCGGGAAGCCCGAGGGCTGCCGCGAACTTTGATAGATCCATCGGTTTCTCCGTGGGAAAAGCGGCCACAGAGGCCGCGATCAGTGCATCCAGGCGATCGGTCGCCGGAACATTGGTGAGGGCGATGTTCAGGAGCAGCACCGGGCGCCGCTGGTCATCGGTCGCGAAATAGGGCGAGATGTATCGCCACTCTTTCGCCCGAATCCCCGCGTCTGCCTCGGCGGTCCAGCGGACGTTGGTCGCCCACAATTCGCCGTCGCGAAGGTCGAGTTCGCACCACCCCGACGCGCGCCGCTCTTTGGCCGGCGTGCCCGGCGTGACTGAGAGGTGATCCCAGTCGAGCATCACATCGATGCCGTGCTCGTGGTAGGCGGCCATCAATTGCGCCGCTGCCTCTGCGTCAAACGCAAAAGGCCCCTTGAGGGTGGTATTCACCCCGGAGCGAAAAACCCTGAACTCAGTCGGTGGCTCTGTGCCAGCGAGCTCGTTCAGCGAGAACCATCGATGCGTAGACATCCGTAGGCGACGCGTGCATACGCGCCTATTTGGATGTCCCGACGGTGTTACACTCTAGCGTTATCCGTTACACTTTAGATTCCAATGATACCGCGCTTCTTGTCGACCCTCACCTCGTCGCCTGGGGTCGCGAACCGCTCGCCCGGCTTGGGCTTCGGTTCATCGGGCAGCGCTACCTCTTCGGCCTTGGGCGGCTTTGGTTTCTTGGTTTTCTTTGGCTCGCTCATATTTCCTCGGCTTCCACGTGCAGGACGTCGTCGATGGCGTACCGCCGTAGGATCCTGAACCTCGCGCCCTTGGACAGCAACACCTCGCGCTCGTCGGCCATGGTCGAGATCGTCTCGATCGCCACGCCTGAGCGCTGCTTGAGCACCAGCACAGCGGCGCGCGATTTGTCCTCCCACGTGTCGGAGAATCCACGAGCCTGCATGTAGTCTCGCGAGCTCGAAGCAATCGCGTCGATCTCGATGGTGCTACCCGTTTGGAGTGTCGCCAGCGCCTCGTCGGCAAGCTGGTACAAGCCTCGATAAACCGTGCCAGTGAAGCGCGGGGCGCGAGCCAATATCGAACGGATGCCGTCGAGGTGCTTCTGGTACGCGACCAAAAATCGACCCATAGGCAGCGCATCTGGAGGCCCGCCACGATCGATCGCACGAATGCGACCATAGCCGCCACCCGTGAAATTCTGGATGCCGTCGATCTCCTGCGTCGTGGCCATCTTCTTTACCTTGTTCGACAAGGCCCGGGCAGCCGCGTTCTCTGCCGCCGTCGGTGGCTTCGGTGGCTTAGGTGGCTTCGGTGCTTCGATGGGCACCGGTGGCGACAATGGACCGAGCGCAGACACTGGCGCCAGGCGCTGTTCGAGCGGTGCCTGTAGGTCTTCCGGGAACGAGGCGAGGTCGACCATGTCGAGCGGGCTCGATTCCCCCGGCGGAACACCGAAACCCGGCGATGCCTCGACCTGCGGCGCGGGCTTCACGCCGCCGAGCGCGCGCGCCTCCTCCGGGTCGAGCGTGACGGTGCCCGACCTGCACGCGTGGTGCAGCGGCGGCACGTGCCCGGCCCACCATGGGTCATCGGTGGGGCGGATCGTCTCATTGCACTCGGCGCAGATCGGCGACGTGAGACCATCGAGGATTGCGTCGAACTGCAAATAGGGTCGAAGCGTGCGCGTCTCGGGGTGTTGGATCTGCTGCCACCTCCCGGCGCTGTAAGCTGTTTGCACAGCATTGCGGTAGATGAGCTCGAGTCGCCATGGGGGATCTTTGACCGAGCCGGCCCAGGCTTTCAGCAGCGAATCTTTGACCCCCTTCTGCCACTCGCCCAGCGGCACGCCGTCACGGATCGCGCGTTCGAGCGATTCCTGGACGTCGGCCACGAGACGGGCCTGGGCGATCTGCGAGATTGTGAATGCTCGTCGTCGCTGCTCGAGGCTGAGCGCATCCCACTCGGCGCGGGTCATCGGTGCGCGCTGCTGGTGCCACGCTACCGCTTCGTCGAACGCGGCGGGATCTGTGGTCGAGGTGATCACTTGCCCTCTTGCCGGACGGCCTCGCGACCCACGAGCCGACCCATGACAGTCACGCGGTAGATTGCCTCGGCGAGCTTCGCGCCCGAGAGCCCGTGCAGGAGCTTGGGCAACTCTTTTCGCAGCGCTTCGTAGCTCGTCGCATCGGACACGGCCGAAAGCACGCGGCCGAGCTCGTCGCGCATCGGGTCGCCAGCTACGCCAGCGTCGACGAGCTCGTCGGCTGCAAGCTGGCCCTCGACGAACGGCGCACGGGTGGCAGGGTCGACACCGCTCGCGAGCGCCACGTTGAGCCCAGCGGATGGCACGGGAGGCGCCGCCGCGGTTGGTCCTGGCGGGGTCGGGGGAACGTCACCGCCGGGGATAGGTGGCAGACCGATCTCTTTCCGGCGCTCGTTGATCGTGACAATCTTGTATTGCAGGTCGTACGCGAAGATCTGCCCCTTCGCTGCCTCTGTCTTCACCGCGTCGGGCTTTGGCTCGGCATCCGGCGGTGGCTCTGCGGGCGCTGGCTCCGCGGGCGCAATAGGTTCGACGGGCGCCGCTGGCACGGCTGCTTCGGCGAGCAGTGGGATTCCCGCTTCCTCGAGCAACGCACGCCGGTCGACTTCGGGCGGAGCGTCTTTCAACGATGACAGCGCCTGACTCTTTTTGAGCAGCGTGTCGGCTTTCTTCGAGTCGTCCTCGGGTGGTTGGATCTCGTAGCAAGGCCACGGCGCCGCGTCGGCTGAACCGTAATTCAGCTCGCCCCAGTGCGTCAGGATCTGGTCGTGCGCCCATGTGCTGTCGGATTCGGCGTCGTATCGCAACACGCCGATCTCGACGTTGCCTGCCTCTTGGGCTGCCGCGAGTGAGCCGCCGTGCACCTCGGTCGACAAGTTATTTCCGAGGAAAGCAATCGCGATGGCTTCGTTCGCCATGTTGATTTGCTCTTGGTAAATCTTCCACGTGTCGGCCTTCTGCTCGATAATTTCGTACTTGTAGCCGGGCGGCAAGACGATCACGCCAGCCCGGCCCATCTCGACGATCTCGCGCGCCAGTCGCTTGCGGTCCTCTACGGTGGACTCTGCGCCCGCATCGACGGTGACGGCTTTCACCCGGATCTCGTCCGAAGCCACGCCCCAATCGTTGATCGCGAATTGCTTCAGCATCCACCAGCGCGCAATCCCGCGCCACAGCCCCCACGTCCACGGACGCGAGCGGCCGAACGGGCAGTGCATCACCCACGTACCGTCGCCCGGATTCACGACGACCTCGCCCGTCGTGGTGGTCGCAACCCATACGCGGCGCGTGGTGTCGAATCGCAGGTGTCGCGGGTGCCAGACTTCGAGTTCGGGCAACAGGCGACCCGTCTTCGACGCCGACCATGTGAGCGTGCCGGGCGCGATGTTCAACATCAGCGCGTAGCTTTTGAGCTGGCTGTATTTGTCCTCGGGCAGGATCGACCACCAATCCTCCTCAGCTTCGAGGGCTTTGATCGCCGCGCGTTTCTTCCGACCCATGCCAGCGTCAAACGTGAGCGGCTTGCCGAGC